CAATTGCAACACCACAAATAAAACCATCTCTTCTGATTGCACCTAAACCTTTGGTTTTTAAATTAGGATCATAAGTTTCTATGTCTATAGCAACTGTATTAATATTTTCTAAATCTAAATCTTTTGGACTGTTACACATTATTTAACAATCCCCCATGAATTTTTTTGAGAGACTCCGCTGGTTACTGCTTGGGAGTTTTTGCCAGAACTCTCTTTTATTTCTTCTTTCACTTCTTCAGGATAGTCTCTATCAATGGCCATGTCAATATAATGTTTAGCTTTTAACAAATCTTCTTTTTGATTTTTCTGTTTGTGGCGACACAAATATTTAATTGCGTTGCCTTCTGCAAACGGAATATTATTTCTGTTAATAAATTCTGATGGCTGAATAACCATAGATTTGTAGTGACTGCCTCCTACTTGTTTTTTATATATTTTATCCTTCATCTTCTTCTCCATAAACTTCTCTTTCCATTCTTTTTATAAATCTATAAAATTCTTCTTCTGTCATTTATTTAATTGCAAAATCTCTTTTCTATTTTCAATTCTTCCTAAAGATAAGTTAGGCATTCTAGATGCCACCGTCCAACAATCTTCACGACCTCTACTATAAGCAACATAAGCTAATCTTAATCCTTCAAAAAAATGTTGTTCTTCTCTCGTTATGGTAAGATCAACAATAGTATTATCTCTAGTTAAACCTTTCACTTGATGAATATTGCCGTATTCTACTCTAGGATTCTTTTCTACATCTGTGCCATTGTTTAATATTTTTTTAATTAATGGAACTTTTGCATACACATCTGTATCAGATAAAACTTGTTCAAATTTTTCATACTGTATAACTTCAGGTTTTAGTAAATTTTTGTCTATTAATTCCTGTACATTATATTCTTTATTCCTTAAGTCCTCTAAATGTTTTACTTCTCCTTTACCATGAACTTTTACCAATTTACCTAAATAAGACCAATACTCTTTTATTTGTTGTAAAGAAACTTTATCATTTAAAAATTTATTCCAAGTTTTAAAACATCTAAAAACTTTTCTTGAAATGTGAGGACTACTTCCTATCTGTGCAAAGTCTATTCCATGTCTATAGAAAAAACTTTTAATATGATCATCAGAAGGTTTTCCCCTAAAGGTAAATAAAAAAGTTTGTTCGGTATTTTTTATTTTATCTAAAAGTATTTCTGTAGCTTTACAATCTCTATCAAAACCAGGCATCCAATAAGATTTTCCAATTATATTTTTAGCTGGTTTCCAAACCCTCTCATACTTATATTCTTTCCAAATAGGTTTAATAATATTTTTACATATCTTATTTATAGTTTCACCACATCTTAAACCCTCTTCTAATTCTTCTGCATCTTTTGAAAGTTTATGAAAATAGTCTGGATCTGATCCAGAATATTCAAATATAGTTTGATCCGCATCTCCAACAAAATAATAATGGTTGTCTTTTACATTTGTAGCCATTTTATGTAACGCTTTTATTTGAGGTTTATTGCAGTCTTGTGCCTCGTCAATTATCAAAGCATCTACATCTTCTGGATCGTTAGCTTTAAAATAAAAATTATCTATCATGTCTTCAAAAGACAATTTTTTAAATTTAACTCTATAATTATCGTAAGCATCTTTTAAATGTATTAACATTGATAAATTATAAGGTTTAAAAGATTCACGATCGCAAATTCTCCAGTAATCTTGAAAACTTATTTCTTTACCATGAGCTTGTGATGTAAACTCATAAAGTGGATGTTTTTCCCAAGATTTCTTTTTCCATCTTTGCATCAAAGGTTGACTCATTAAAAATGCACGGTGGTCTTCTTTATCAAATTTTTCTTGCCTTACGTACAAAGATCTACAATAGCTATGAATTGTACAAATTTGATCTTCTAAATTTTCTACAGAAATATTTTGTAATTCAGATAATTTTTTAACTGCTTTTATTATTTCTGCAGAGGCCACATTGGTATGTGATAGAATAACTATTCTGTTCCAAGAATATAATTTTAAAAGATCTTCATATTTTTTTCTTAACCACTTATGAGTTTTTCCTGTTCCTGGAGGACCTGATATAAATTTAGGAGTCATTATTTATCTCTCCTGTTATTTCAACATATTCTCCTTCTATTAATAGAGAACCTTTATCTATTTCTTGTCCTTCTACTTTCCAAGAAACACAAGATTTATTATTGTGTTTACCATGATTTTTTTTAGCTTTTAGTATCCTTTGTATTTTTAAAACTAGATCTACTCTAGGTAAATTTATCTTATTTTTATGAAGTTCGTCTTCAAAATTATCTAAGTTAAACTCTAAGGAATTATTCTTTTGGTTATAGTAAGGTAATTTATATAGGGCCAAGTTTGACTTATCCATATATACTCCTTGTTTATTTAAATAGTTTGAAAAATATTTTTTAAATTTAAAATCTTCATCTGCCTCTTCAACATAGTTTTCAGATTTTTTTCTGTTTACATATTTCTGTCTCATTATTGTTTCAAAGTCTTTTGGTTTCATTTTAGGTACCCAAAGAGAAGCTTGTCTTATAATTTCATCGTAAAACATTTGTTGTTTCGTGAGCGTTGGTCCATCAACTATGATTTCTTTTTCTTTTATTTCACCCTCTACAAAAGTATTTACTTTAACTATGTATCTATCACTTCCATATTCAGTAATATCTCCAATCGATTCTTGTGCTATTTCTTTTCCTGCAGCATATTTTATGCCAATCCAACTAAATAATTCTGCAACAGCTCTTGGAGAACACCCAATAATTTCTGCTAGTTTTGGTAATCCTAAATTTTTATTAGCATTTTTTCCACTAGAACCTTTAGATCTTCTTTTTAATGCTTCATTGTCATTTGCACCGATTGCTATATTATAAACAAATTCATCTATTTCATTTACGTCCCATTGAGCGTGTTTTAATAAGACTCCTGCTATTGCAGTGCAAAAGGCGTCTCTCTGGCCCTGTGGTGCGTATAATAGGCAAAGTGCAGTAGATAGGGCCACTTTTCCTACATCTGCCTTTAAATCGCCTGTATACTCGTTTAAACCAGCATATTTCTCCCATTTAACGTATTCATCTGCTTTACTATGCTTAGATCCAGGAACTATTGTGTATTTATCATGACCATGCCTTAACTCACAAAGCATAGCTCCATGAGGTAAATTTTCAAATGTGCTTTTTAATTCTGAGGGTAATTTAAATTGTGTAAATTCTACTTCATCTTTCCACCAACAATGGCTAGATGGATTTCCATTTCTACCAGATATAGCGCTACATTCTTTTATGTAAGATCCAATAAATCTTTGTGCTAATTGATTATCAATATCTAAATCAACGTCTCTATCTAATCTTAATGCTATTTCACAGTGTAGATAATTCTTTTTCCATTCTTCTTTCGTTACTTTAAAACTTGGTTCTGACCAACCTTTAACTATAGGCCTACCCTTCAAACAAGGTATTATAATTCTACCTAAGTTAATCCAATCTTCATAAGTAACAGGTCCTGAATAATTTTGTTTTTTCTCAATCATAACAAATGTTTAGTGGGCGGGTCCACTCTCGCTTAACCGCCCACTCCCGCAGGAACTATTAAAGATTTAAAGTTCTTTTTGTTTCTTCTTGAGTTTCAGGTTTAGCTTGTATTTCACCTTTACCTACACGTTCAGCAAAAGTTTTTGCAATGTCATAGACTCCCTTATCTGACACCGGCCCAACTTTACTTACATCCCATCCAAACCATGTGCCTTTGTCATTTGACATTTGCACAGTTTTTAAATTATAAATGTGGCTATAAGTTGGCGGGGTAAAAAGTCCATTCTTACCTTGCATTTTAATACCCAGCATCATTGAGTTCCATTTTCTACTCACTTTTAATTGAGTAGCTTTCATTGAAATCAATGCTGTGGTTGGGCTATCACCTAAAAGAATAACGAAGTGATTTGCAGTGTTTTCTAAATAGTTACCACTTGGTAATCTATCTTTGAAAGATTTATCTCTAGTCGTTTGACTAACGATATCACTATCAGCTTCGTGAATTGCAACAGGTGCACCAGTGCTGGTACCTCTATCTTGCCATTCTACATACTGTCTTTTATAAAAAACTGGTAACACATTTATTGAGTCATACAGTTCATTAGAAACAGTATTTATTATTTTGCCAGGTTCTGCGCCTTCGACATATTTACCATCTCTTTTATTTACTTCTGGAGATAGTTGTCCCAAAACTTTTAAGAAAGGTAACGCAAGATCTTCTTGCGATATGTTTTGAGCACCTTTGTTTGCATCAGCTTCAAATAGATTCGTCGCTAATGCTCCTTCTTTTTTTGTTGCTACTTGGTTCATGTTTATTTGTTCCTTTTTATTGTAGTTTTATTCTCCGAGAACACCCCGAAGATTTCCGTTGGCATTTCTTTACCTGCCTCAATACGTTCACGGACTAACGCTTTAAGAGTCATGGGCTCAACCTTCAACTTTTGTGTTGGTTGATACCCACGCTCTTGTGCAAGAGCAGCATAATCAGCTGCCTTGTTATCTTCGTTGCGACCAAAGGATACGGATATCTCGTTTTTGATTATATCCCCTAGTCCATTTTTACGAAGCCAGTTAAACGCCGCATCTTTGTTAGCTTCACTTATGTGTGCTTTGTACGACGTAGAAACTTTTAAATGGGATCCATCATTTAATTTTAATTCTGCAAAACCCATTTCACTCATCATTGTAGGTATAACTTCACCTGATATGTGATCCCTATTTTTTTTTAACAACTTTAAATTTTCTTCTGCCTTTTCTATAGTTGTCATTACGCCTTCTAGTCTTTCAACTTGATCTGCAAGAGACTGAATATTGTCAGTCTTTTTAATTGCATCTTGTTGATCTTTTTCAAAATCAATCATCTATTTTTCCTTTCTCAAAAATGTTAATTTCAATAGGATAATATCTTCTTTCTTGTTTATCCCACTTTAATAAATTAAATTTACCACCGGTTAGTTCATGTACAATAGAACATGCAACACCTATTATTGCAGGATCTCCTGTTAACAATAAATAATCTCCTTGTTTAAAATTTTTTAAACCTTGTCTTAATTTATATATTAGTGGACCTGGTGAAAAAATCATCTGAGAAAATTCTGGAAGTAAAAATTTAAATTTACCATATTGCGAAGCACCCATAATATTTATTTTTGGATTGCCCGATTTAGTTCCAGCAATTTCTTGAATAACATAAACAGTAGATTCTCTACTAACTAATGTTGTATTATTTATTACTTTCATCCTTGACAATATAGGTTATAATTAGTATATTGTCAATAAGAAAGATGAATAAAATTATTATTAAAGACAATTTTTTAAATAAAACTACTTTTACTAGTATTAGAGATACTATGTTTGATGCACCTGGAAGTGTTTTTCCTTGGTTTTTACAAAAGGACAAAGTTATGGAAGGAGATAACGAAATGCAACTTACACATCTTTTTTATCATAAAGTTCCTAATAGTGATTTTTTTAAAATTCTATTTCCCATATTAAATAAGTTACAAATTAGAGCTATACAAAGAGTTAAAGCAAATTGCACATTTAAAAAAAATAAAAAACGTTTGTATTCTTATCATATAGATGAAATTACACCAAAAAATGAAACAGCTGGTAAGACTAGTATTTTTTATTTACATACAACTAATGGTCCAACATTTTTTAAAACAGGTGAAAAAGTAGATTGTATTGCTAATAGAATGGTTACTTTTCCAACTAATCTAAAACATACAGGATCTACTCACACGGATACTTTAGTAAGAGGAGTCATAAATATTAATTGGTTTTAAACATGAATTATAAATTTAAGACAAAACCATACGCACATCAATTGACTGCTTTAATC